TAAGAACATTAGCACTAAAAGATGGAGAACGTTATACAAACTACTGAAACCTGAAACATGGCTGTGGATGTTGACGGGAACCCCTGCGGCACAATCACCGCTCGATGCTTACGCGCTAGGTAAATTAGTTAACCCCGCAGGTGTACCAAAAATCTTTGCTGCCTACAAAGACATGGTGATGTATCAATTATCACGATACAGGTGGGAGCCAAAAGACAACGCAACCGACACCGTGTATCGGGTCATGCAACCTGCCATCAGGTTCACAAAGAAGGAGTGCCTAGACCTGCCTGACATTGTGTACACCACAAGAACAGTTGCGCTTACCCCGCAGCAAAATAAGTATTACGAAACGCTTAGAAAGCAGATGATTGTCAACGCAGCAGGGGAAGAAATAACCGCAGTTAACGCAGCCGTTGGCTTAAACAAACTGCTACAAATCTCATGCGGTGCAGCCTACACCGACTCTGGTGAAACGGTTGTCTTTGATATAAAAAACAGATACACGGTGCTGTGTGAGGTTGTTGAAGAAACCAACAACAAAGTCATTCTTTTTGTACCGTTCAAACATACGATTGAAGTACTGCGCGAACGTTTCACCCAAGATGGTGTACCCGTTGAAGTTATTGACGGGGATGTATCGGTAGCCAACCGCACCAGAATTTTCAACGACTTCCAGACCACCAACAACATAAAGATGTTGATCGTGCAGCCTCAAGCTGCTGCACACGGGGTTACACTCACTGCCGCTGACACAATCATCTGGTGGGGGCCGACCCCCTCGATGGAGATTTACGCACAGGCTAACGCTCGTGCACACAGGGCAGGGCAGGTTAACAAGGTTACTGTAGTAAGATTGGTAGGTAGTAATGCGGAAAGGCATATATACCAACTTCTTGATAGTAAAATCAACGCCCACACACAGCTTGTAGCGTTGTACAAAGAAGTGCTTGACAAAAACATCTGATGCCACTATATTAGTGGCACAACAACCAACGGAGAGTATGATGACTGAATCTGAGGATGGTATTTCCATCGACAAACTAGTCCGCATTTACATCAAGATGCGGGAAAAACGAGAAGAGCTGACGAGGACATACGACACCGAGTACGAGAAGCTCAGTGAAAAAATGCGCCTTGTAAAGAACGCACTGCTCGACCAAATGAAGTCGGCTAACGTGGAAAGCTTACGCACCTCTGAGGGTCTGGTTTACCGCACTACCAGTAAGCGGTACTGGACTGATAACTGGGAAGCGTTTTACAGCTTTATCTTGGAGCATGAAATCCCGCATGTGTTGGAGAAGCGGGTTCACCAGACAAACCTTAAAGAATTTTTAGAAGGTAACCCCGACTTGCTGCCACCGGGGTTGAATGTGGACAGCGAATATTCCGTAACCGTTCAACGTAACAGGAGAAATTGATGGAAGTTGTTGAAGAGAAGTACGTGACGATTGAGGATGTTGCAAAACATTACTCAGTTTCAATATCAACCGTTCGAGCTTGGATGCGAAACGACATCATCCCTACGCTAAAAATTGCAAACGTTTATCGGTTTAAGTTGTCCGCAGTAGACGCAGCACTAAAAACGTACAGTGAGAACAAAGAAAAGCAAGAGCAGCAAAAAGACCCCCGTCAGTTGGAACTTGACCTCAACCCAGACAAAGACCTGTAAGGAGATATAAATGTCTGAATTAGCATTGTTTAAAGGTGGACTCCCCGCGTACCTCAAGGACATGGAGGACGAAACAACCAAAGCTTTAGCCGGTAGTAGCGGTGGTGTAAAGCGAATCTCCATCGAAGGTGGCGTGTTTCGCATGATGGTTGGTGGCAAGGAAATCGCAGTTAACGAAGACCGCGCCATGAACATCATCATTGTTAAATCTGCCCCACACGATAGTCGAGTCTTTTACGCTGGTACTTATGTAAAAGGGCAGGTATCAACGCCCGATTGCGTATCGAACGATGGGATTACGTCTGATCCTAAATCAAAGAATCGTCAGTCGGTTCGCTGTGCAGACTGCCCCCAGAACGTTAAAGGCTCTGGACAAGGTGATAGCCGCGCATGTCGTTTCCAACGCCGCTTGGCTGTGATTCCTGAGAACGAGCCTAATGGGTTTGTGTATCAATTGGTGCTTCCGTCTACTAGTATTTTCGGTGACGGAGAAAACGGTAAGCTGCCACTTAAAGCTTATGCAAGGCATCTTGAGGCACATCGTGCACCGGTTTCAGGGGTCGTTACCGAAATGCGGTTTGACACAGCTAGCTCCACACCTAAGCTCACATTCAAGCCCGTGCGCCCTATTTCAGAGCAAGAGTTTGAGATGGTTAAGGTGGCAAAAGATAGCCCCGAAGCTTTATCGGCAGTTACGCTTACTGTGTCCCAAACAGACACCGTGAAGGCTTTACCGACCCCCGCACCGGAGCCTACCGTAGCCTCGAAAAAAGCCGAGCCAGAGACTAAACTAGCAGACCTACTCGACGAGTTTGACGACTAAGTAGGCAACAAGCTACGGGCGACTAGATTGACGGATCGAAAGGGTTTCGCGCCGCAGGGAACCCCCGTCGCCCTATTTTTCTGCGGAGGAAGCGGCTATGGACACACTACAATTTTTACAGACAGTATTACCTACACAAGGGGTTTATGTTGCGTACACATCAAAGGGGTTGAAAAAGCAGGGACCATACAAACAAACATATCACGACACACTTTTAGGACTTATTGCACGAGGCGATGAAGCTAAAGAAGATGGTTGGGATGCGTACTTCGCACTAGCCACATTCGCAGTAAAAGGTACACGTAAGGCCAATGATGCGTTTTATCTTAGATCGCTTTTTCTTGATATTGATTGTGGGGAAGGAAAGCCCTACCTTACTCGTGAAGATGGGCTACGCGCCTTAATTTCCTTCTGTAAAAAATATAACTTACCGCGCCCGCTTATGACAAGCAGTGGTCGTGGTATACATGTTTACTGGCCTTTCACCGAAGAAGTACCCAAGGCAGATTGGCAGAAAGTTGCATGGAAGTTAGACACCTTACTACGTGAAAATAATTTCCAAGTTGATGAATCTATAACTTGTAACGCGGCTTCTGTTCTTCGCATACCGGGGACACTGCATTTCAAAAGCGAACCACGCCCTGTCGTACTCATTAGCGACAAGTGCACCCCAAAGCCTTTTTCTTTTTACCAAACCGCTATTGGTGAAGAGGTAAGAGAAAAGCAAATGTATGTACGGCGAGAAGCCGACCCTGTATCACAAGCAATCCTTGGCAGTTACACAAGCAGCTTCAAGATAATCCTACAAAAAACTAACGAGGGGGTTGGGTGCAATCAGCTAGCAGACCTCATACAAAACCAAGCTACGATGACAGAACCAAAGTGGCGAGCTGCTTTATCTATTGCTGCGTTTACTGAAGAATCTGAAAAAGCTATACATGCTGTATCAAGAAAGCATCCAGAGTACACCCCAGAAGAAACGGAAGAAAAAGCTGCACAAATCAAAGGCCCATACTTATGCGACACCTTTGAAAGATACAACCCCGGCAAGTGCGAAGGCTGCGTCCATCGAGGCGTTATTCGTTCACCCATTTCGTTAGGGCGCACGGTTGCTGAAGCTTCCGAAGAGGAAGAAAGCATTGTTATTGATAGACCGACCGGACTAACTGAGGGGTATGAACAGCAGTACGTCATACCCAAATACCCGCCACCTTATTTCCGTGGGCGTAGCGGTGGTGTATTTAAGAAGGACTCAAGAAAAGCAGTAGACGGTTCACAAGTTGAAACAGAAAAGCCGGTTTACCACAATGACTTTTACGTCGTAAAACGCTTGATGGATGCAACGTTGGGTGAGTGTTTGGTGTTTCGTTTACACATGCCCAAAGACGGTGTGCGTGAGTTCACGCTGTCTAACAAAGCTGCAACATCTTCAGAAGAACTACGTAAATCATTAGCAGAACAAGGTATCGTCGTCCACAAAATTGACGAGCTTAAAAGCTATGTTGTTGCGTGGGTTAACTACCTGCAATTTCAGGAGAAATCAGGAGTGACACATTTACAGTTTGGATGGGTTAAGAAAGATGAAGTCAGACAAAGTTTTGTTGTAGGGAACAAAGAGTTTTTCCCCGCAGGGATTGAGCACAGCCCACCATCAAGCAAGACCTTAGAGTACATACATTACTTTACTCAGGTGGGTACGCTAGATGCTTGGAAAGAAAACATGAAGTTCTTTAGCGATAAGCCCAATACGGAGTTACACAAGTTTGTTATAGGTTGTGGATTTGGTGCACCCTTCATGGATTTCTCGGCAGTTCGTGGACTCGGTGTTCACGTCTGGAGTGCATTATCTGGTTATGGGAAAACGACAGCCATGCTTGCAGGGGCATCAATCTGGGGTGACCCAAGTCTTTTGATGATGAAACGTGATGACTCCCATGCAACACGCTTTGCACGAACCGAGGTGTTTAAAAACATCTGCATGTGGTTCGATGAAATGACAAA